AGCATAATATGCCAATGGTAGACGGAAAGAAATTCCCATACACAGCAAAAGGTAAGAAGATGGCTAAGAAGGCAGCCGATAAAAAGAAGACAAAGAAAATGCCTATGAAGAAAAAGAGAACTATGTAGTTATGGCTGAATCATTAAATAAGAAACGTTTACGGCTTGAAGCCGAGGCTTATGAAAAGCATCGTAAAGCGGTTGTAAGAACTGCAGGTGAAGCAGCCCAAAAGGATTTCATAGGCTCTTTCTATGATGCTTTGAATGCAGGTGTTGATGCCAAAATGATGCTTGCAGAATCTAAACGTGCTTTAAAGAAAGTTCGTAAGAAGTAATGTCATCAGGACAATTGAAACCGCACCGCGGTTTTAACTCCGTGCAAATTAAAGACGGATACGTGGTGCGGTTAAACAAGAATGGAACAGTAAGAGCAACACTAGGAAAGTATGGGGAATATGGCAAGCAAAGCAGACCCAAGGCTTAAGAGAGCAGGCGTATCAGGTTTCAACAAACCTAAGCGTACACCTAACCACCCAAAGAAGTCACACATTGTTGTGGCTAAAGAAGGCAGCCAAGTAAAGACTATTCGCTTTGGCGAACAAGGTGCTAAGACTGCTGGCAAACCAAAGGCTGGAGAGACTGAAAGAATGAAGAAGAAGCGTGCATCATTTAAGGCACGCCACTCAAAGAACATTGCCAAAGGAAAGATGTCTGCTGCTTACTGGGCAGATAAGGTAAAGTGGTGAAGAAGAAAACTAAATCTAAAGTCAATGAGGCTGGTAATTATACTAAGCCTGGTATGCGTAAAGCGTTATTTAATAAAATTAAGGCTGGCTCTAAAGGCGGTAAGCCTGGTCAATGGTCTGCCCGTAAAGCGCAGTTACTAGCAGTTCAATATAAGAAGGCAGGCGGAGGCTACAAGTAATGGCATTGGCTAAATCTCAACAGTCTTTAAAGAAGTGGACTAAACAAAAGTGGAAAACTTCTGATGGTAAACCATCTAAGGGCAAGAAGAGATATTTGCCAGAGGCTGCTTGGGCTAACTTAACACCAGCCGAGAAGGTTGCAACTAATAGGGCTAAGGCAGCAGGTAATAAAAAAGGCAAGCAATTTGTTAGACAACCCAAGTCAATCGCAAAGAAAACGGCAAGGTATAGATAATGGCGACAGGCACAGCAGGTAGTTCATTTACAAGCGAACTAAATCGCTTAGCAAATAGTGGGACATATCCAGTATTGACTTCATACTTGGCTGCCACTGGTGCTGCCAACCAATATGCAGGGACAACAAATAAAGCGCTTATTGGCGCATTGAATCTAGCAGCAGATGCTAATCGTCAGCCTAATGACTTTAAGGCTCTTGGCGGTATCTGCAATGAACTAGCAGGAACAACTAATCTTTCCCCTACTGATGCCTTAAGGAGCATAAATCTATGACAGTTACTTTGGCGCAGATGATGGATGAAGTCCAAATTAATCTATCTGGCTATACCTTTCAGCAAGACAGAAGCACTTATCTAACCGCAGCAGTTACTACTTTAACTTCTCCCAGTTCATCACCTACGGTATTGAGCCTTGGCTCTACCACTGATTTTGGCAAAGGTGTTATTGAAATTGATGATGAACTGTTATGGATTGATAGCGTAGACCGTGTTGCTAACACTGCTACTGTTTCGCCTTACGGGCGTGGCTATCTTGGAACTACTGCTGCTACTCACACTGTAGATACAAAGGTAACTGTTGCTCCTATCTTTCCTAGAGATAGTATTAAGAAGGCTATCAACGATACTATCAATGCAGTTGGGGCTAGTATCTATGCTACAAAGCAGACTACCTTTACATATAACGCAGCAATTACTACCTATGAATTTGAGAATCTAAATATAGAAAACATCTTATCTGTTTCTTGGCAGGATATTGGTCCTACTAAAGAATGGATTAGGGTTAAACGTTGGGATTTTGACCCGTTTGCAGATGTAACTACTTGGGGTAGTGGTAGCCAGACTATAACTATCGGTGATGTGATTATTGCTGGTAGAACTGTCAAGGTTATGTATGCAACACACCCTGCTACATTTACTGCAACTAATCAGGACTTTGCTACACAGACAGGTTTATCTGAAACTGTTAAAGATGTAGTAATTCTTGGCGCAGCATACAGATTACTACAATATCTAGACCCAGCCCGTGCTGCTCAGTACAGCCCACAAGCAGATGAAATTGATGCGAAGCGCCCATTTGGTGCAAGCAATAATGCAGTGCGTCAGTTGTATGCTCTTTACACTCAAAGGCTTAATGAGGAAAGAACAAAGCAACAGACACAATATCCCCCACGAGTTCATTACAGCGCCCGATAGGAACATAAATGACAACACGCCAATACTCGTCCCGTAGCCAGCAGTCAACACTGACTAGCGCTATTACCGCAGGTGCTGCCACAATGACTGTGGTATCAGGCACTGCTCTGCTAGGTGGTGTTACTATTCCTTCAGGCAGAACCTATACATTGGTTATAGATGTAGATACTGCTCTTGAAGAAATTGTAGATGCTACGGCGGTATCTACTAATACCTTTACAATAACCAGAGCCATTGATGGCTCATCTGCACAGTCACACTCAGCAGGTGCAGTAGTAAGACATATGGCTATCGGTAGAGATTACCGCGATGCCAACCTACATACACAGGCTTCTGCTTCCTACAATGATGGTAGCGGTAACGCTCAGTCTCTACACGGTATTGCATCTGGTGAAGGTGATGTAGTAGGAACTCTTAAGACACAGACTCTTACTAACAAGACTCTTACCAGCCCAACAATTTCTAACCCTACAATTACTGGAACATCTGGTGTTGAAACCAGCATAGTATTTGAAGGCTCTACGGCTGATGCCCACGAGACTACCCTGACTGTAGTTGACCCTACACAGGACAATACAATTACCCTACCTAATACCTCAGGTACGGTAGTTATTGCTGATGCTACTCAGACCCTGACCAATAAGACTTTAACTAGCCCTACCATCTCTGGTAGCCCAGTCATTACTGGCCTATCTAGCGCAGGTATGGTTGCTTCCTCTGCTACCCCTAAAGATTATGTAGATGCCATCCTAGGCTCTGCTACGGCTGCAGCAACCTCAGCAGCCAGTGCTGCTACCAGTGCTGCTAGTGCTGCAACCAGTGCTACAAGTGCCTCTAATAGCGCCACAGCCTCGGCAACGAGTGCCTCAGCAGCAGCCACAAGTGCAACCAGCGCTGCTACCTCAGCCACTTCTGCAGCCGCCTCTGCTACGGCAGCGGCTACTAGCGCTACTAGCGCAGCAGCAAGTGCAACGGCTGCCGCTACTTCTGCTACATCGGCAGAGACAAGTGCTACATCTGCTTCTAACTCAGCAACTGCATCGGCTACTTCGGCAAGTGCTGCTGCTACTTCGGCAACTTCGGCAGCAGCCTCAGCAACGGCTGCAGCAACTAGCGCATCATCTGCATCAGCATCTGCTACCGCAGCAGCCACATCAGCAACTTCTGCTGCTGCTAGTTATGACCAGTTTGATGATAGATATCTAGGTAGCAAGTCCTCTGACCCTACTTTAGACAATGATGGTGGAGCGCTGCTAACTGGTGCCTTGTATTACAATACAGTTATTTCTGCTATGAAAGTTTACTCAGGTAGCGCTTGGCAATTAGTAGCACCTGATACATCTAACTTTATTGACAAGACAATCCTTACAGCCAAGGGTGCATTAATCTCTGCAAGCGGTGCATCTACTCCTTCAGTGCTGACAGTAGCCTCAACTAATGGTTATGTTCTGGCAGTCAACTCAGCCACCACAACAGGGCTTGAGTGGGTAGTAAACGCAGCCGATGGTGTTCAGACTGTAACCTCTGGCAATACAACAAGAATTGTTGTTGGTGGCACTACCGCTGACCCAACAATAGATTTAGCGACAACTGCAGTAACTGCTGGGACGTACAGCCCAGCATCAATAACAGTTGACGCATACGGTAGACTTACTGCTGCATCAACAGCAGCAATAGATACAGAATCAGTTGAAATCAAAACCCTTATGGGTGTTCTCTAAGAAAGGTACAGTAACTAATGGCTGTAACATCAAAGACGCTGGCTAGAACGTCAGCAGCAACAACAAGCACAACTCTATACACCCAACCAGATACTACAACTACAACTGTCATTACCAATATGTTAGTGACTAATACAACAAGCAGCACTGCTAACTTTACATTAACCATTGCTGCAGTTACTGCTGCTTCATCAGTATCTGTTGCTGCTTTTGACACTACAGTAATTGATATGAAGCAAGTTATTCCTCCTTCTGACCCTGTTACTACAATTGCTGGACTTGCATCCACTACTGGTGTAAACTTCCACATCTCAGGAGTGGAGATTTCCTAGTGACACCTGTATATAAATTATCTGCCAGTAGTATAAAAGGCAGAACTAATTACGGGAGTATGCTGGCAGGTAATACTGCTTATGAACTACCTGGCGACTTTGAGTCTATTGCTACTGTAAGCGTTGGTGGCGGTGGTGCTGCTAGTTTTGATTTCACATCAATACCTGCTACTTACACTCATTTACAAATAAGAGGTATTGGCAGGTGTAATCAAGCAGGTTCAGGTGTTACTACTACTACATATAGATTTAATTCTGACACTGGTAGTAATTATGCGTATCACAATTTAACTGGTAATGGCACGGCTGCATCTGCTGGCGCCTCAGCAACACAAACTAGCATCGTTCTTACAGATTTGCCACAGGCATCTGCAACTAGTGATGCATTTGGTGTTACAGTTATGGATATTTTAGATTATGCAAATACTAACAAATATAAAACAATAAGGGCTCTAAACGGAGCAGATTTGAATGGTTCAGGGCAAATAAATCTACATTCTGGCTTGTGGATGGACACATCTGCAATAACAAGTATTACTATAAACCCTTCTAGTAATGCCGTTCAATACACCAACTTTGCCCTCTACGGAATACGGAGCGCATAATGCCTATAACTCAGTTAGAAAGAATTATTAACCGTTTTGAGGCGCAAGATAATGGTTGCTGGCATCACCCATCTGTTCCAACTGCTAAAGGTTATGCACAAACAAAATACGGTTGGCCTAAATCACAATCAACATTGATTCATAGATTATCGTGGATGTATCACAAGGGAGATATTCCAGAAGGAATGGTCATTGACCATCTATGTCACAACCCTGCTGAGTGTGAAGGTGGAAACAACTGCCCACATCGTCGCTGTGTAAATCCTGACCATTTGGCTTTAGTAACTGAAGCAGAGAACAACGCAAAGACTGTAAGAGTTTTGAAATATAGAAGTCATTGTTTGAAAGGACATCCATTGGAAAACAATGTAATTCAATTTGCAAGCAGGAAGGGTCAGTATTGTCTAACCTGCAAACGGGAGTCTGGAAAACTTAACGCCCGTAAGCGCCGAGCGAAAGTGATGGTGTGATATGCCTATTACCTATGAGAGTATAGCAACGACAACGCTTGGAAGCGCTGCTGCTTCGCATACTTTTTCTTCAATCCCTGCTACTTATACAGATTTAGTGCTAGTAATAAATAACATTTTTTCTACTACTTCATCACCATACATAGTATTGCAATTTAATTCTGATACCACGAGTAATTATAGTTCAACAATTCTAGAAGGTAGTGGCTCTGCTGCTAGTAGTAATAGGTGGACTTCTCAAACAGAAATGTATATGGGGTATAATGTGGCATCAGGTACTACTTCTATCGGTATGGCTTTGATAAATATATTTAATTATGCCAATACAACTACTTTCAAAACTGTTTTAGCAAGAATCAACAACTTAAACAGTAGTTTTCCTGGAACTGGCGCAACTGTTGGTTTATGGAAAAAATCACCTGAAGCAATAAACTCTGTTAAGGTTTTTCAAAATGCTGGAAACCTTCCAAGTGGCACAGTATTGACTCTTTACGGCGTAAAGGCGGCATAATGGCTAACACATATACGGCAATAGCCACAGTAACTGTGGGTAGTGGTGGGGCTGCAACTATTGATTTTACTTCTATTCCAGCAACCTTTACAGACTTAGTAGTAAAAGTTAGTGGGCGTAGTGATCGCGTTGATACAACAGATAATGTAATTATTAGTTTTAATGGACTTACAACAAACTTATCTTATAGATATGTTCAAGGTAGTGGAACAAGTGTTACTTCTAGTAGCGGTTCTACTGGATATGTAGGGACACAAGATGCCTCAACTGCAACTGCAAGCACATTTGGTAATGCTGAATACTATATTGCTAATTATACTTCAAGCAATTACAAATCTGTTTCATCAGATGCAGTTGATGAAACAAATGCAACCGATGCGTATGCAACATTGACTGCTCAACTATGGTCTGCTGTAGCGGCAATTACTTCAATTAGTCTAAAGCCGCAGGTAGGCACTTTATTCGCTCAATACTCAACCGCCACCCTATACGGAATCAAGAAAAACTAAGAAAGGTAAACAATGCCAACCAAACTAATCGTAGACTGCTCAACAGGAGTAACTACCGAGGTAGAACTAACTGCCGAAGAAGTTGCTCAGCGCGAGGCAGATGCAGCAGCCTTTGCAGAAATCAAAGCAGCAGAGGAAGCAGCAGCACAGGCTAAGGCAGATGCTAAGGCATCAGCACAAGCCAAACTTGCAGCACTTGGTTTAACACCAGACGAAATCGCAGCACTTAACTAAGTAAGAAAGTAGGGGACAATGATACAAAAGCAAGAGACAGTGGCTATCGGTTGGTGCGACAATGGCACCACCGATGGCAAGTTTACCGAAGGATTAATGACAGCAGTAATTGCTGGTCCTAACAACGGTATGAAAATCAGTACCAGCATACGTGTGCAGGGTAATCAGATAGGCAGACAACGCCAGATACTCTTTGATTACTGGGCAGATAAACTTAAGACAGACTGGATACTATGGGTAGATTCAGACATAGTTCTAACTCTTGAGGCTATGCAGAAACTCTGGCAGACAGCCGATAAGGTAAACCGTCCAGTAGTTAGCGGTGTTTACTTCATATCTAAGGAGAACGAGGGCAGTCTTATGCGCCCGTTCCCAGTTCTATTTGATGATGTAGATGAGTTTCAAGTTCGCTATCACCACCCATTACCAGAGAATCAGGTAATCAAGTGTGACTCAGCAGGCTTTGGATTTGTGCTTATGCACAAGTCTATAGTTCCTAAGATGAGGGCTGCCTATCCTGGTCAGTCTATGTTTATGGAACGCGGTGATGCTGATGACAGTAAGTTTATCGGCGAAGATATTATCTTCTTCCGCCGTATGAAGAAGGCTGGCATACCACTACACGCCCATACTGGAGCACTGGTAAAGCATATGAAACGCTTTAGCGTTGACTATGACTACTATGCATTGTATTGGGCTAATGAACATTTAAAGACAAAACTGAAGGAACAAGAGCAACAAGTTCAAGAGTAATGTCTTAAGTAGTCAATGGCTGACTGGAGGTACTCAGGGTTATCCTTGAAGTACCCCAATCCAGCATTACATTGAATGCAAAGCAAGCCTCTTGGCTGTAGAGTTGTATGGTTATGGTCGCAAGACCAATCGGATAAGCCAGGTTTATCTGTTTTACAAATAGCACAACGATTGTCCTGTTGTTCTACTAGAAGATTATATCTTTCTATATCCCATCCAGGATTTCTACGTTTGTTTTGAGCCCTAATAGTATCTTTATTATTTGCTCTATATTTTGTTTTATAAGTTCGCAAACATTCTTTACACCTAGACTCTAAACCGCTCTTGCGGTTTTTTCTAGAATAAAAACTATCTTTTGTTTTAGTTTGTTTGCAACCAGCACAAGTTTTCATTATGGCATTATGGCACAAGCATTAGGCTTTGTCAAAGATTATGGAGGTGCATCATCGCTGGGAGAGATATTACAGAAGGTCGCTCATCGAACGCGATTGCTGTTGATGTAGGTGTAGTTGCTACTGATTCTATCTGGCAGAACACCGACGTAGCCTATGATGTGGCTATTGGTGGTATGCCATTTGTGTATGCTATCAGCGATACTAATCCTTATATACGTCAGACTGCTCCATATAGAAAAGAACAGTTTGATAATCAGACAGAACCAGGTGAGCAGTCGCTCACTGGTTGGTGGCTCCGTAGCCAGTCCTCTTTTCACGAAGGGACTGGCATTACTTTTTATGACCCAGGACTTATTCCAGGGGAAGGTACATCTCGCTTTGCCGATAGCAAAGGTGTAGATGTATGGACAGAAGGACAAGTAACTCTCCTTAACAATACTGCTAGCGCTCATTATATAACTGGTGTTGTCCGTGCTAATGGTAAGCCAAGTCAAATTGCTCGCAGCATTCAGTGGGCTGGTACTGATGGCATACTATTACTAGACGAATATGATGTTGATAAAATTGCAGCAGATGGAACTGACACCCATTTTATTGACTATGCTGCTGGCACAGATAATCCAGTCCTTGCTATATGTGATGATGGTATTAATGCCTATTGGGTAACTGCAATCCTTGATGCAGGTGTAGACAAGACTGCTGTATACAAGAAGCCATTAACTGGCGATGCTTCTACATCTAATACTTTGCTATTCAGTAGCAGTTCTATTGTTGCTAGTGAAGCAACTATGGAATATGTAAAAGACCGTATTGTTATGGCGGTTAATAATAAGATTTTTGAATTTGCTACAAATGCATCTGCTCTACCTACTGCAGTCTATACCCATACCAGTACTAGCGTAGTATTTACTAGCGTAACTGCTTCTGGTACTGCCATATATGTATCTGCTTTTGAGGGCATCCAGTCATACATCTACAAGTTTACCTTGAGCACAAGCACTGGTTCTATGCCTTCATTGACCAGTGCTATCACTGCTGCTCAGATGCCTACTGGCGAAAAGATATTTAAGATTGAATATTACTTAGGCTATATGTTAATCGGTACCAATAAGGGTATCCGAGTAGCAACTGTAGATAACAATGGTTCTATTATCTATGGACCTTTGATGGTTGAGACTAGCCAGCCTGTATATGACTTTGCATTCCGCGATAGATTTGTTTGGGCTACTACAGGAGTAGAAGGCGAAGGCGGAGTTGTCCGTATTGATTTAGGTAATGACTTGGGTGGCTTGCGCTTTGCTTATGCCAATGACTTATGGCTAGACAATGGAGTCACTGGCTATGTCACAACCTCCTGCGCTTTTGCTGGAGAAACAGATAGACTCGTATTTGTCACTACTGCTGTTAATCGTGGCACAATTACTAATAAAGAGTTAACCTCTAACGTAGCCACACTTACTACATCAGCAGCACACAACCTAGAAGTCAGCGATAGTATCTGGGTAGAAGGCGTAGATGCTACATTCAATGGTCAATACACAGTTACTGCAGCAACAACTACAACATTTAGTTATACAAAGGCAGCCACAAACGTAGCCTCAACAGCAGTATCATCAGCCACAGCGCTAGTTAATGAGACTGGTACTATCAATATAGAATCATCTGGCGAGAAGATGCCTGATGGCTACATACAAACAGGCTTTATTAGATACAACACACTAGAGCCTAAGAACTTTAAGCGCCTACTAGGGCGCGGTGAGTTTACTTTTGGTTCTATGACCTTAAATACAGTCAGCGCAGACGGCACAGAGTTTGACATAGTTAGTTATGACTCATCGGTTGACCCAGTAGAAGTAACTACTAGCCAGCCAGCAGGTGCTCAAGAATACATAGCCTATAAGTTTATTCTTACTAGAGATGGCACAGATAATACTAAGGGCCCTACCTTCAAGGGCTACCAGGCAAAGGCTACTATCGCTACACCTAGACAGCGAGTAATTAGATTTCCTGTTTTCTGTTATGACATAGAGACAGATAAATACAACGTAATGGTTGGCTATGAAGGTCGTGCTAATGACCGTATTGGACAACTAGAATCCATAGAAGAAAATGGCGACGTTGTTACTTGGCAGGATTTACAGACTGGCGAGAACCGTCAGGTTGTAATAGAACAAATTACTTTCACTCGTATGACACCGCCTGACAGAGGCTTTTCTGGATACGGCGGTACATTAGACATATTGATAAGGACTGTGTAATGACACCTACTGAATGGGCTGGGCTAGCCGTAGCCATATTAACTTTAGTTGCTGGATTTGCTGGCGCTGTGCGCTGGTTAGTTAAGCATTACCTATATGAACTACGCCCTAACGGGGGCTCTAGCCTTAAGGATAAAGTAGATTCATTAGAGCAGAAAGTAGAACTACTAACAGACTTAGTAAAGGAAGCGCTAAGACGATGAGCATATATCAACCATATGAAAATCCATTAGAACCAATAGTACCTATCCTTCCTGACTGGGAAGATGATGAAGAAGATATCTGATGAAACCTGTAGCCAAAGTAGCGTCACCTGCTGCTATTGCTGTGCTCCGTCAAGCGACAGCGTTGTTTCCGAAGCGCAAGAAACTATCAGACGGGTTGTTACCTTCGTTAGCGCATCAGAAAGCCAACCCGAATTCGGACCACAATACTGGGCTAGCAGTAGATTTAACCCACGACCCTGAGAATGGTATTGATTGTGCTGTCATTTTTGAAAAACTTAAAGAAGATGAACGAGTGGATTACCTCATTTACAATAAAAAAATTTGGTCAAGAGCCAGACGAAAAGAAGGCAATAGGAAGTACAGTGGTAGTAATCCTCACACTAAGCATCTACATCTTTCTATTAATGCTACTCACCGTAGTGACACTAGCCCCTGGTTTTGGTGGCTGAATCAACCTAAAGTTATGAATCAGGTCAGGGCTAAATTACAGCCTAAACCTAAGAAAAAGGTAACTAGCAGTACCACAGTGGTACCAGTTTGTACCTGCTGTAAAGTTCATAACAAAAAACGAAAGGCAATCTAAATGGAAACATTAAAGCAAGTATCGCTGACTTGGTTCCGTGCCGCAGCAGCCGCTGCTATCGCACTCTACCTAGCAGGAGAGACTAACCTTAAAGTTCTAGGAACAGCAGCCCTTGCTGGCTTCCTTGGACCAGTATTGAAGTGGCTAGACTCATCTGCACCTGAGTTTGGCAGAGGCGCTGAGTAGCCCTTTAAACGCCGTATAAGGCGATTACAGACACAAATAGACCCCCTACCTTAGTTGGATAGGGGGTCTATTTTGCTTTCTATCTAGTCTTCCCCTAACTAGAGAGAAGTTCTACAGGGACTCGCCATCCTCCGATGGACTCATCCCTATATTCTGGAGTCATATAGTCAGAGCCCTTGAACTGACCATATATCTCCACCTTTGAATAGTACTCTACATCTAACACTTTTGTGCCAAAGATAATTCTGTCCTTATCTTTCTCCCAGAAAGGTATGGCTGTCTGAGTCCTGACAGTTCTGACCTCAAAGTTTCCTACATCTGATATGTTCTTGCGCCGTTTGTGTAGGCTGTTTGGATACCACGGCACAGACCAAGTTAGGTCATACTCTTTGGCTACCGCCCATTCAGATACATTCGCTCTGATGTTTGCATTTAGTTCTGGCTCTAATTTACCTAACCTTTTACCTTCTGCATAGTTAGGTTTATCTAGTGAGCCAAACTTAGTTAGCCAACGCTCTACTGCTAGTAGTGTGCAGACTCTGACTTCTTCCTGGCTGAGTTCTACTATCATTCGTCATCCAGTTTAAACCCATAATGTTTTTTGAATAATCTATTGAACTCAATAGATATCCAAGCAGGACCTAAATCTAAATCAAATCCATACCTAGTTATGGTGAACCCAAGTGCAAATCTAAATGAGTATCCCATATGTATAGAAGTATTCTTTGTTATATCCCGTCCGTAATATGGCACTGTTATCCTCCTGTTACATAGAAGCCTGTGCCCTTGAAGTGCACTGGCGTTGATGTCCATAGTCTAATCATCATCTCTCCACAAAGATGACAGGCTGGGGGTATGTTGTCTGTTTGTTCTGTCAATGCACCGCAAGCCTTGCATTGAAAATCATAAAGTGGCAATGCCGTAGTCCTCTCCTGATGGGGTGGGCAGAGTTACCATACTGCCACAACTAGCGCACTCCCCATCTGTAAAGTAGAACGCTAATTCTGAATCTACAAATCCGCCTAACATAATAAAGACGTCACATCCACAGGCACATACTTCTGTCGGCTCACCACGCAAGTCCATTGCCTTGCTGTAGTCTTTGATATGCAGTAGGTCTCTAATGTGTTTCGGTTGACTCATCTTCATCTTCTTCTACGACTGGGCCATCTTCATCTGTATATGGACGCCAACCGCCTAGGTTTCTGATTAGTGAATTAACTGCACGCTGAACTTTCATCCGTGCACCATCTGGTGTTGTGTTTAAATCCTTGGCTATCAAAGCCCACTCGTTGTTCTCTGTGCTGAATCTAATCCTGAGTATGTTTTGTTTAGCCTCTGATAGTTTGTAGAAGGCTGATGCTATATCTGAGCGGAGCACTAGCCAGTTGTTGCCGTCATTGCTTGGCTCTGTCTTATTGAACTTGAAGTTTAAATCTTTTATTTTGACTGGCATCTCATATGTTTCAGAGATAATGCTGGGCAGGAATGCTTCTATAACTGTAGCATCGTAGTAATACAGGTCTAATACTTCATAGCCAACTGTCTTTGCTTTTTCTTTCTCACAGTATTTCAGCGCTGCATTGCGTAGGGATTTGGCTATTAACTTATCTTTATCTTTTTGTTCTAAGGCAGACCATTCAGCATACTTACGGGGATGGGTCAGGAACCATAGCCACAGCATCTGCTGTATATCTAGGGCTTCTAGCATTGGATACCGTCTATGGTATTCCACTGCTAGTGACGCTACTAAAGCGTCATATTCCGCTATGTACTCCTGTGCCATTCAAGCCTTCCCAATATCCTCTTTGCACCATTAGTCCTATTATTGCATAGTTTGCTAGGTCAAGCAGAGTATCTTCAATGGGTTCATAGTTCGGCGTGTTGCCTTTGTGGTTGTAGTGCAGGTTTTCTAGCCGTGTCATCTTGTCGTGCATCCTGACTATCAGCCCGTTCATTGCCCCGCCAGGAGCATTGGCTATGTTGTATGGGCCGTAGTCCTGATGCTTCCTAATCATTATGATTCTTAATTGACTTAGGATTTCTTCTAGATGTTCAGCGTCCTTCATCTAATACTCCTTTAATCTGGGAATCAAATTTAGCCATAGCCTCTGAAACTAGGACTTCTTCTACCATCATATCACCGTGTCCTTCTACAGCACCGACTAGTAGGCTGCCAAGTAGGGTCAACATAGTATCGCCCTGCTCTATATCTTTTATGTATGCTTCTCTGATATCTCTTAAAGCGCTGAGTAAATCTAGACCTTTGCTTTCTGATACTGGTAGACCTACAATTCCTGGATTATTTTTTACATAGTTCCAAAAAGAATTATTATCTGGGTAATAGTTTCCTGATTCTTTCATTTAACCAATCCGCTCCTTCCTGTAAGACGATGCTATTTACATCGTGCCCTTCGGGCATCTGAACAATATTTACATTGCCTAACTCTCGGCTAATCTTTTTGCCGAACTCTAGCCCTGGGCTATCGCCATCTGCCAACACAATAACTGTATCAAAGTCGTCAAGTATTTTTGTGTAGTAAGGCTTCCAATTGTTAGCACCTGGAATACCGACTGCTGGGTGTCCTGTCTTTACTACTGTTGTAATACAGTCTATCTCACCTTCGGTAACACAGATGTAGCCATCTGCTGTTAGCACTGTCTGAGCATTGAACATAGTTGTCTTTGCCCCTGGCAGTCCTATGTACTTGGGGTCTTCCCCTCTGATACTGCGGAAGCGCAGGTCAACTACTCCTGTTGGAGTAATGTATGGAATTACTAACTTACCCTTGTAGCCTTCGTGTCCTGGAGATGGATTGTCCACCACTCCTAAATGAAACATCCTTGCTTCTTCTACCGACAGTCCCCGAGTTGCCAGATAATCTGCTGCTTGATTTATGTGTTTGGCGTATTCTGTCGCTGCCTGTAGGAGAAATTGTCTCTGCGAATTTGACAGCCTCACGATAATTTCCTCCTTCTCTGTGCATAATTAAGTCGTATACATCTCCACCAACGCCACATCCGTGGCATTTAAATCTGCCTTCATCAAAGTTAACACCAGCCGATGCGTGTTTATCTGGGTGGAATGGGCATTTTATTTTGCGCCAGCCGTGTCCCATTGCTGGCACGGCGGCGCCTACATACTCTAGGTATGCAGCAATACTATGTTTCTCCATCTGTTTTCTTCAGCAGTTCTAGCCATACCTGTGCTGGCATACTGGCATACCACTCGCTGACATCTCCTTTGCCTTTACGTTTGTGTATTACTACACCTGTCCAAGCATTATCGTTTTTCATTTCTACTTCTAGTTCTGCTAGCCATCCTGCTAAGTCCATCTTAGCGTGGTTCTTTATCTCAATGGTTACACCTGGCACACCGCTTATATCGCCTTTGTCTAAGGTTGCTCCTGCGAGTCTGCGGTCTGCATATTTGTAGCCATTGGCTTTAAGCCAAGCAACTACATCTCGTTCTGCTTGGCTACCTTTACGTTTAGATGCACTACTCAATTGCTGCCAATGCAATCTTAGTTACTTGTGCCTGAAGCGTATTGTAAAGAGTATCGTTGTTATACAACTCATCAACTACTATGTTCCATTCACCATCTGTTAGTGCTCTACCTATTGATACTTCTACATCTTCTCTGCTGAATGAACAATCCCATATTTTAGTTTCCATACATTGTCTCCTGTGCATACTTAACTTGAACATCTTCTAGATACATACTGTCAGGGTTGAAGGCTAGGCTAACGTAGTTATTACCTGTCTGGTCTGCTCGCCCGTATCTGTTTTTGACTGGGGCTACGCAGAGATAGGTATCATCACCCTGTTTCATCTGACCGATAGTAAGAACCATTGCTGGTATCTGATTGACCAACCCCTGTATTGCTGAGCGGGGCTGGCAGGGATAGCCATCAAAGCCTTCCTTGGTATGGTGCAGAACAAGCACGGCTGAGTTGGTATCTCTTGCAAGATACTTTAACTCCTTCATTGCTGCACGCATACCTTGGAATTCTTCGTGTCCATCCATTGCAATATCCATTAGGTTATCTACAACTATAAGCGTAGGACTTCTACCCCAAACTGTTTCAAATGCACTGACCTCATCATCTAAATCTTTTAGAGTGGGTGTAGATTCAAAAGACCAGAACAAATGATTGTTAAGAGTAAGAACTTCTTCTGCTTGAATAGGCTCACGCTTGAGCATCTGCTCTGCTGCTATCTGTGTGATACGGCTGGACATTGCCAGTAATCGCATAGCCATAGTGTGAGCATTAGTATCTGCGCTGAAGTAAAGCGTAGGAACTTTTGCTCTGGCTGCTATTGCCAGTGCGATAGATGATTTACCAGCACCAGGAGTGCCAGCAATCATTGTGATTTCTGCACGGCGCAGAATAATTCCTGCCCGTTCAAATGCCGCAAAGGCGGGCGGTAATGGTTCTCCGCCCACCTCTGCTTTGTTAATGCTGCGCTTAAGTGTTCTCATTTACTTTACTTGTTCAGCAACAAATGTATTCCACTCTGGTGAACCAGCACGAACATACTGATTCTTGCACTTATCAATTGCACCTTTTTGTGCTGGGCAGAAATAACCACGATATGTCTTGCCGTCTTTACCTGTCCCTTGGATGGCTGTCATCTTGCCGTGTGGACAATTACGTCCACTAATTGATGGTGCTGCACCCCAACCACCATCGCTGGGTGTTGGGTTATCAATGATAGATGCGCCGAGAGTTGCTGCTACCTGTGCTGGTGCCATTGGCTGATACTGAACTGGCGCTACGCCTTTGGCTGCTGATTCAAGTTCTGATACTGCTGACTTGATTGCGTCTAGTGCTGATGCTACTAGTTGGTCTAGTTCATCTCCGTGCTCTGCACGAACTGTAACTAGTGAACCTGCTGGTGTTTTTACTGTGATACTGATTGGTGCTTCAGTGCTAGCCACTGATATCTCCTTCTTCAAATGGAGTAACGAGACCCTTTTTGTCTCGCCACTGTCTTACTTTCATTGCGAATTGTACTCCCTTCCAGCCCTCTTTAATGTCTATCCAAACTAATTTGCATAGACCAGTTCCTGCTGGAAGATGGATGATAACTGCTTTCTCTTTATTGATATCACCCCAACTGCCACGGCGACCCGTAGCAACGTCATACGGGGAGCCGTTGGCGTAAATTGCTAACTGAATAGCAATGTTGTTTGGGTGGTCAATGCGACCAGTCTTTATATCTGCAATGAACTTCTCACCTTTATATTCAATTACTCTGTCGGGAGTACCAGCAATCTTGTACTTATCCAACACGCAGAACTGTTCTATAAAGAACTTCTTGAGATGTCCTGTTACTAATTCATAGGCGCGGATGTCCCCTGCCCACTCGTCTGGTATTGGTCCAGGTGACTGGCCCAAATCTAGTTTCTCTGCTATTGAATGTAGTGCTGTGCCGATACTGGCTGCACGGCTAGCGCCTGCTACTTCCATAGCATCTTCAATGTATTTGTTAATAGCCATCTTATCATCGCCTGCTGCGCTGATAGATAAAAGTAAATCATTACGAACTGTTAAACCTATTGCAGCCATACGCATCTTCCAAGCGGTCAATGCTGATGGGTCATCTAAACTGTTAGCAATTGTTGTTGCTCTTGTATAAGCAACTGGTTTGCCTCCTGCTTTAGGAATTATTAACGGACGCCCATACCTGTCTCGTTCTACTTCTACTCGCATAAATCTTTCCTTGTCTCCTTATAAAAGAGACGGGCTGGAAAAGGAGACTAATCAAACTCCAGCCCATCTCAGTAGGCAGATAGTATCAGATGACGGAAGGGGGTTCCTCTGAACTATCTGAGTTGGCGTGGCATTGACAAGCACATAGTCTCCTGAGTGCGTGGATACCGATGACCGCGGTACCTTTGCATTCATCGTGCTTGCCTACCAGACACTTACCTGTTGGTTGTGCTTCATTATAGGTATGCCCAGATATCTTGGGCATTTAGTTACTGCTGTTCTGTATCTGAAATGTCAACTGTCCAGTCATCTAAGTCGGCATCGCCGCTTACATCAACAGACAATTCATTCATTACATAATCACTTGCTTCATCATCATTAGATGCAGGGATGTTGGTTACTGTAAAGTTAATAGTTCCAGTAACTGTCCATAGTTTCTTTAGTTCCTCAGCCCCAATATTTCTGAGTAGTTCATTGACATCATCTATCTCACACTCTATTGCTGTATCTGTATCAGGGTCAAAGCGAGAATTAAAGAACTCAAAGACGTGTTCTCTTGCTGTTATTAGTTTGCCGTAGTGTCTGGTTGACCTATCTGACCAGTCACTTAATGATACACGTAGTTCATCACGCTCAGAGATGGCTGCGATAGCCATCTCTTCGGTGAACTTAACTGTGTTTCCGTCTTTATCTGTATAGATAATTTCCACTGTAGTCTCCTTATGCTAGTGCTAGTTCTTGTGCTCTTATCTTTAGGCTATCACTGCCACCTGACATTGTTCTAACGCCTAGTGACCTTGACTTACCTGGTTTGCCGTGGTCGGCATACTCAACAACTGCTTGCCATAGACCGAAGGCAGTCTCTCGGATGTTCTCCTGAGTAGGACTGTTCTCGTATATGTCTAGGCTTCTGGCTCTGTGGTTGAGGGCATTGGTGCGTTGCACTTTCTCACCTGCAGATAGCAGTGCAATAGGTGCATCTTCTATCTTACTTGGCAATGGAAATACTTTCTTGAAGTAATCCACTGCATACTGGCGGGTAACCTGACGCTCAAGCATTGCTTCTGACATAACTGTGTAGTCATCAATAGTTGTGTAAGCAATATCAAGAATGCCACGCACATCATTAACATCTAACTTAGAGTTAGTTGTATGACGCAGCATATAGGTATGCTTCTTATCGGTAGCCCGATAGATTTTGTTAATCTGATTGTGGCAGAATAACCGTTCAATGATAGGGCGGATAAGAACTGAACCGCTACCATCGTGAGTAGTCTTGGCTAATAGGAATGCTGCGTGTGGGTCGCCTTTGATTTCCATTTCAATAGGCAACTGCATAAGCATCCATACTTTTGCGCCTGCTGCATACTCACCTGCTGCTGCATATCGTGCATCTCCTGAATCAATCAGGGTATCTAGCACTGAGAATACTTCAGCATTTTGTAGCGGTTTGTATTTGTTGCCGACAATACCTAGTGGGATTACCTCACCTGTTGGTGTTGTCTTAACAACTGCTTGTTTATTATTAACTGGAATATGAACTGGCTGTTCTTGTCCAGGAACTTGATAGACAGTTGTTACGGGATGCAGCGATACTGACCAGTCAAGTCCTGCTTGTCTGGCTACATCGCTGGCTGATGTGGCTGTTACTGCCACACCAGATTTAGTCCAGGCTGATTCATTTCTTACTGATATTTGTGGTCTGTTGATTACCTCTGTGGTCATACAGATTCCTTCTCTGCTATTCTGAGTAGTGCCCAAGTATTTCCTTCATTAGCATCTCCTAGCATTCCTGCTACCAAAGATGTTGCTGCTTCTGTGAAGAACTCTTGACGCTCTTGCTCTGACATTGATTTAATTATTTCAACTTGAGGTAAGTTTGCATTGTCATTGATTACTGTTTCTAGTTCTACTATATGCTTGATTATCACTTGCTGTCTCCTTTATAGGTACTGACTTATGGATGCATAAGTCGCTGTGTTTACAGTTTCATCTTCGCACATACGAAGAAGTCTTATTGCGCTTTCTATTTCTTCTTTCTGTGATTCATACTGCCACTCTGCCATCTGTCCTTTACCCTCAAACTTAGGTTCTTCAGGTAATGTAAGGCTGTTAGCAGGTAGATTAAAGTCTACGCTGATAGTGCCATTGAATCTAGTGGATATATTGCAGTAGTCTGCTTTATTAATTAAAGGCAAAGTAAGTTTAAGAACTTTCTTATGCCAGTCTGACTTTTGTTTTTCATAGTCAGCATCTAGTTTCTTTCCTATTTCATAATCTGTTTCTAGTTTATTAAGACTCTTTTCAAGAGCCTCAATTACTTTTAGTCTAGGAACATTTACTTTTATTCCTTTACCTTGTCTTGCCATTACTGTCTCCTTTGTCTAGTACCAGCCGTGTTTGCGCCAATGCGCCCACGCTACTGATGGTTTGCCGTACCGATGTTCAATGTACGACAGCCCCCGTGCAATTTGTTCGGGGGCTGGCGTATCGGGTTTCATCTTTAATAACTGCGGTATCCCATACGCTGTTGACTTAGGGTTATCTGCTGTGTGGTCCCACGCAGATTCTTTACCCCATAGTTTGGCTAACGCACGGAATTCTGATTTGGTATCCCATTGCTCATACTGTGCTGACATCAACGCTTTCGCATAGTATTTGCTCAAGGACTTCGTCCATCTGATTTCTTTCTGCACATTCTTGGGCGACTCGTTGTTGTCTATCAACTCGTCTACTTCCTGCATTGCTTGTGACTGACTGGGAAATAGAGCGTATGACATTGTCAATGCCCAACTGAATAGCCCTGCTAATTTGCGCTTCATCTACTACTCCATCTGTATATGCAATAGCCAATGCCAATGAGGTATAGCCAGGTGACTGCTGTTGATATGTGCGGAAAGATAACTTCATTCACGGACCAACTCTCTTTCATCTACCATTAACATTACTTTTCTTTTTACTGGAACATTTCTGTTAATTAAATATGCTTCGTATAGTTCTCTGAATTCTTCTCTATACTTATGAGCAAGAAATTGTTTAGCATACTGAGCAGCCTCAGAGCGTAGTCTTGCTACAGATTTAACAGTCATATTACTTACTCCATATCTGGTTGCCGACTTTGTCCCACGCTTCTAATGATACTGGTGCCTCTGCTATTAGGTCTTCAACTGTTTCGTTTATCTTGTTGACCTCTACAATCAGAGTGTCTAGCCACTTGGCTATCTCTCCTAGGTTTTTTAGATAGTCCTCATCACGCATTCTCTATCTCCGTATCTACTCTTAACTTATCTAGTTCTTCAAGGCTTACGCCTGCTGTGTGCCCCATATAACTACTAGCGCACGGGTAACAGAAGTTCCTGTTAGATACATACTCATAGTTGGGCACCCATATAGCGGCGCCACACTTAAAACATTCTGCTTCTAGGTTAGTCATTGATAGTCTCCTCTAGTTCTTGTCCGAACATTTTTTGCCAGCATTCAGGATGTGTGCCACTAATTATTTGTTCACGTAATGGAATAGACATAGTCTTAAAACTATCTCCTATATAATTGCCACGTAAATAGTGTAGCAACTCTTTTTCATCTACCATAATACTGCCTGTCTTGTTGCAGTATGCACATCTTTTGGTCATATACATTGTCATCATATTAGTCTCCTTTATTAGAGGCAGGGCTGGTGCAGGTAGGAACCAGCCCTGCCTACAGTTATTAACTTACAGACGCTACTTCAATCTGTGTGTATGGAGCACGGCGCTCAGCATTATCAATGCCAGGACGGCGGTCAAAGCGTGTCACTAACTTACCAGTTAGATTAACAACTTCTGAAACTCCATCGTTCCAAGTAAGGTTCCCAAGAATTAACTTGGCTTGGTCATTTGTAAATACCAATGGCATTGTGAATGTACACTTACCATCAGCATCTCGTTGTGTTAAATTGGCAGTGATAACCTTGTAGTTACCAGCACCACGCTCCTGAACATTCTTAATATATCCAGTTGCTTCTATTTTGTTATTCATTTTAGTCTCCTTTATATTGTTTATTGAGCGGTGGCCCGCCTCGCTTGTCGGGCGGGCACCGCTTTTTAACCATCTCTTTATAAACATTCTTGGCAACCCGTTTTCTTGAGTCGCACAAGATTACAACTCGGACACACCATCTCATAGAAATGAATGACCGAACGCTGTTCATCTTCATCTAGGTCAAAGATATGCTTGCCTAGAAAGTAAGTACTTGGACATCTATCTGCCAAGTTGTAGGTAGCAGGAGCAAACTCATCTCTTATCCTGCCATCACTCTGACGGGTATGGCTACCTACCCATTCAGTTGCAGAAGGTGGTGTTGTTAGGTCAGTAATAACATCACCTTCAGATAGACGCTCATCAGCCCTGTGATTCCAGGCTAACTCATCTACTCTAGCCTCATCGGACTCGTCACAAACTCTGCACTGAACATCATAATCTGCGATAGTCATACAGTCATAACATTCATTTGTAACAGAGATACCATTAGATATTTCTATTGTTTGCATTTTATTTCCTCCCTTATTTGCATTAGCATTTTACCTAACTTGTTCTCTCCAATACCAGTCCTTATATCTACTCCCCAATATCTATCGCCCCAAGTATTACCTTCCACTAACTCTTCATCACCAGTATCCAATAACATCTTTTGCATACTAGGATAAACATAAAACTTTACTCCAAGTTCGTTGAACATAACATCCTCTTTACATTCTGACCAGTCATCACGCATTAGTATTTTCTTACCTCTTGCTCTTGCTTCATAGCCATCAACAGCATCTACTACATACTGATAATCTTCAGCACTAGTAGATTTAGCCGCTTGAAAATAATGCTCTACCGATTTTCCAATAGCACTATGAGGATACATATTACTTAGGAATGAATACTTTCCAGTAAAACTATTAATCATTTTCATCTCCTTTATTGAACTGCCCTGGCGCCCCGTCGCAGGGCAGTTCAATTTTTAGGTCTCTTATTAACTCTATAATCACATCTCCGTGGCAGGGCAATGGAGAACAGTGACACACTAAATTTTTACCAACCAAAGGCACTAACCAATTACGTTCTTTAACTAATCTTTGAGCAGCATATAATCTAAACTTCTGAATAACTTCTGCTCTTGTTCCATCATATCCAATCCTAAACGGATTACCCCATTGGCTACCTCTACCAACATAGGTACACCCTTTAGGTTCACTACCTCTTTTATATACTCTCATCATAGTCTCCTTATTTATACATCATTTCATAATCTCTGCCACATACACAACACATATCTTCCCAACTATCATTGTGCCATATATGTTCTTTCCCTAAATCTTCACAATCAATACCTACATTCTTTACATCTATATCTACCTTACAATTACAACATAATCTAGCACCAATAATAAACCAATTTTCAAACATTATCTATCTCCTTTATTTATATACACTCTCCATTTGAGAGCGCTTTCCTCTCACCACAGGCTGGCAAGGCAGTCAAGTGCGAGCCTACTTCTGCTATCAGAAGCGACCACTTGACGGCCTGTCTGCCAGGCTGTGGTATTTTTGAGCGCTCGTTTACAATGACAGTTGGACTCGTGTAACGCCCAAGAACTGTCAAAGAATCAATGACCACTCTGGTCACAGATACGATATCTTTTAACTTAGCCATCTGACAGCGCTGACTATGTATTAGCGCTCAGGGCTATCTGCACATTGGCTATTGGCTAGTCCGTGTTGCCTCCGTGGTTGTCGGAGCAGACCTGCTTGCAGACGCTGCTCAAATAGTTGGAGCACGGACAGCCATAGCCAATATCTCAGCCACTAGTGCGGAGATAATAAAAAAGGGCTGGCAAAAACACCAGCCCTTCTTTATCTAGTTTACAGACTCAACCATAAAACTAGTCGTCCAGCCCTTATCAGTTTTGCTGGTGCGAAACCAGCCAGAAACATTAGCACGAGGGCGTTGCTCTGTAGTTTCTGGTGTCTCGCCACCGACAAGTTCAATTGAGTGCTCCTGCTGCTCCAAAGAGCGGAGGTGTCCAACTGCTGCTGTGAAGCATAGAAATGGGAGGGAAGCCTGAAACTTGCCCTCATCATTTCTGAGAATGATTACGCCCTTTGCGTAATCCTTGCCTGTCTTGGCGGTCTTGATTTCAAGACCAGCAAGTTCGGCTGACGAAAATGATACTTCGTGTTTCATTTTCTACCTGCTTTCTGCCACACACGGTCGGAGTGGCTGAAGCCGCCCAAAGCACGCCGCAGGTGTGCTAGGCTTCAAAGCCACGGAGCCGTGTGACAGAGAGCAGGTGCTCTAGAAAATGAAACCGAAGTGCTCCATCATTTTCGGCCCGAACGCGGCTGGTCGCCGAAATCAGGCTTGACCGCCTAGACGGGCAGTCTCAGGATTTCGCAAAGACGCGAAATCAGGCGACAGAAATGCTGAGGTTAGAGCAAGTTTCACCCTCACAGGGCTATGCTCACAGCGCTCCAGCAGTTTGACTCCTACGCTGGAGCAGCGCACTCAAGCAGAACTTGAGTGGCGAGCACCGCTCCAGAAACTCAGGGCAACTCTGCCCTGTGCGTTTCTGGCAGGTGAGCCAGCATAACTGTAGGGCGCAGATGGCTAGTGGTTGAGGCTGGAACAGATAATCAGGAGGGCAGTTTTAGCCAGCCTGCCAGATTATCGGAGCAGCCTAGCCAGCGCACCAGATAGGTCAGCCAGATAGATAGCCCTGACAGCGCTATCCAGACAGCACTGTCCACGCTATCAGCAAACAGGATGGGGTCTAGATGACCCCAGACTGTTTAATACTGGCTGAGAGTTATATAGTACACACCGATAAAGATTTTTCCGTACAGAGCCTATGCCCCTGTTCTGTCCTATTTTGTCCTATTTAGACTGTTATCTGTATAACACTTTTGTTATAAACCGTTCGGAATGGCTGTTTGAACGGATTAATAGATAGTAGGGACTATTTATAGTCCCGTGCAGTAGCAAGCCTTTAGGGCTTGCGTTACAGACTGTATCTCTATTTGTATCTGACAGGCTGTATAGACTATTGCAGATGGGACAATACTGTGACTTTTCAGAAAGGTAATAACCCTAGGACAAAGGCTATGGCTGAAGCCAAGGCCAAAGTCTTGGCCCTGGTATCTGAGGGTATGCCAGTGCAGAGGGCTATGGAACAGTTGGGCAAAAAGCCAGACACTGTCCGTATTTGGATTTCCAGGGATAAACAGTTTGCCCAGGATTTGGCTGACGCCAAAGAAAGCGCTAAAGAGAACTCCCTAAAAGCGCTAGGGGTAGCCCGTGAGGATGTATCATTCCCACAGTTCTCTGAGATGTTTCTGGACCAGAGGGTTTTCCCTCACCATCAGGACTGGATTGACCTACTAGAGGGTAAAGACCCTAGTTGGCTCCACCCTAATATGATTTACGAGCCTGGCGATAAACACCGCCTCCTTGTAAACGTGCCGCCTGAGCACGCTAAGTCCACCGTGATTACGGTGAATTACTCTACCTACCGCATCGCGCTAAATCCCAATGTTAGAATCATCGTAGTTTCTAAGACGTTAGTCAAAGCACGGGAATTCGTGTACGCAATAAAGCAAAGGTTAAGCCACCCGCGCTGGTTGAAGTTGCAAACAACTTTTGGACCAGAAGGGGGATGGAAAGAAGACTCTGATACCTGGCGTGTTGATACCGTCTATCTGGGTAACGATGCTCGTGATTCATCTGAAAAAGACCCGACTATCCAGGCACTCGGTATGGGGGGTCAAATCTATGGTGCCCGTGCTGACTTGATTATTCTTGATGACTGTATAACCACAGCCAATGCTCACGAACACGAGAAGCAGATTAACTGGCTACAGAAAGAAGTTATTACTCGTTTGGGTAAGAACGGCAAGTTGCTGGTAGTAGGAACCCGAATTGCGCCGAATGACTTTTATAAAGAACTCCGTGACCCGAAGCATTGGTCAAGCGGCAAAAGCCCATTTACGTATATGGGTATGCCTGCTGTTCTACAGTATGCTGATAAGCCGAAAGACTGGACTACGCTCTGGCCTAAATCGGATGTTGCCTGGGATGGCGATGCGGACACCCCAGATGAGGAGGGACTATATCCTAAGTGGGATGGTCCGACCCTTGCACGGCGCAGAGGCGAAGTTACTCCGTCTACGTGGGCTCTTGTATATCAGCAAGAAGATGTAACTGAAGATTCTATATTTCCACCTGAATTGGTTCAGGGTTCTTTAAATGGAATGCGTAAGCGAGGTCCGCTAAGACCTGGCGCTGCAGGACACCCTGCTCAAGTTGAAGGTTACACAGTAATTGGGTTTGACCCTGCTATGGCAGGGCACGCTGCTTTTGTGGCTATGACTTATAACAGAATGGACGGAAAGATTTATGTGTTGGACTGCCTAAATATGGCAGAGCCCAACCCACAAAAGATTAGGCAAGCAATTGAAGAGTTTGTTCAGAAGTATAAACCGCAGGAACTCCGCGTTGAAATCAACGCCCATCAAAAAGCCTACGCCCTTGACTCAGACTTACAACAATGGCTGGCATCTTATGGTGTTCGCCTCAATGCTCACTTCACTGGAAAAAACAAATGGGACACAAACTTTGGTGTCGCATCTATGTCCACACTTTTCGGAACGACAAGCAATGGCAAGCATCAAAAGAACAACACCATTGAACTCCCTAGCACTGAAGGTTCTGAAGGACTTAAGGCTTTAACACAACAGTTAATTACTTGGAAGCCTGAGACTAGAGGTAAGACTGACTGCGTGATGGCGCTGTGGTTTGGCGTTATTAGATGCCGTGAGTTTATGCAACAGAATTCTGTGGTGCAAAGGTATGCCCATAATCGTTGGGCTACAAGAGCGCAAGCACAGAAACGCTACAGCGTTAATCTAGATGAGATGGTTGCCGAACAATGGCAACAAACATACGGATAGGAAATAGATGTTATCAATAGAACAAATCTCAGCCCGTGTTGAGAACTTACGTCAACGTGCTGCAGAGCGCGATTCGCGCCAACAAGATGTTCTTGCTGTCCGTAAGGGACAGATTGCAACTGTATATCCAGATTTTTTTCCTGAAGGTGTAGATGCAAATGTCGTTGCAAATTTTATTGATATTGTTGCGAGAGACCTTTCCGAGGTTATGGCGCCATTACCGTCAGTTAACTGTTCGGCGGCGAATCAGGCTAATGACCGCGCTCGTAAGTTTGCTGACACCCGCACTCGTATTGCTACTAATTATTTTGCTCACTCGGACTTACAAGTCCAAATGTATACAGGAGCCGATGTATACATAACATTTGGTTTCGTTCCTTTCATAATTGAATTGGACGAAGAAGCAGGGCTGCCGCGTATCCGTATAGAAAACCCAGTGGGCGCTTACCCAGAGTTTGACCGCTATGGACGCTGCATTGCCTTTGCAAAGCGTTACTATATGCCTGTTGGAGAAGTTGCTTCACAGTTCCCTGAGTACGCAAATATCTTACTTGGCAAAGAAATGTACAAGTCTGATATGACAGCACAGATTGAAATTGTTCGCTATTACGATAGCGAGCAGTCTGTGTTATATGTTCCTGAGCGCAATAACCTATTGCTATCTCACGCCAAGAACCCTATTGGCAAGATGATGGTTGTTGTTGCTAAGAGACCATCTATTGATGATGAGATGCGTGGTCAGTTTGATGACGTGCTCGGTATTCAGTTGCTTCGCAACAGGTTCGCATTACTTGCGATGGAAGCAGCGGAGAAGTCCGTGCAAGCACCAATTGTTCTACCTTCGGATGTCAATGAACTTGAAATGGGTGGCGATGCTGTTATCCGCACCGCTAACCCTGCTGGTGTTCGCCGTGTTGATTTAAATATTCCACCTGGAGCATTTACTGAACAGGCTTTACTACAGCAAGAACTAAGAACGGGAACACGTTATCCAGAGGGACGTACTGGAAACATTGATGCCAGCATCATCACGGGACAAGGTGTGCAGGCACTTATGGGAGGCTTTGACACACAGGTCAAGTCTGCTCAGGCTATTTTTGCTTCAGCGCTACGCGATGTTATTTCCGTATGCTTTGAAGTTGATGAAAGATTTTTTGATTATGAAAAGACTATCCGTGGTGTAGATGCTGGTAGCCCATACCAGATTACCTACAAGCCTAGTAAGGATATTAAGAAAGACTACTCAGCCGATGTCCGTTATGGAATGTTGGCAGGTCTTAACCCAGCACAGGGTCTTATCTTTATGTTGCAAGCATTAGGTGGCGGTTTGATTTCAACAGACCTTGCTATGCGTGAATTACCATTTGGTATTAACGTAACTCAAGAGCAAGAAAAAATTGAAATTGAAAATATGCGTAAGTCGTTAGTTCAATCTCTGCAAGCCTATACCCAAGCCATCCCACAGATGGCTATCCAAGGCGCAGACCCATCAATGGTAATTAAAAAAATTGCTGATGTTATTAAATCACGCCAGAAAGGCGTAGCAATTGAAGACGCTGTTGAAGAAGTCTTCGCTCCAGAATTACCTCCTGCTGGTGCCCCTCAGGTTGAGCAAACGTCCCCTGCTCCCGCTGCGCCAGTAGGAGGCGCTCCTGCTGCACCATCACTACAAACTTTGTTATCTAGTTTAACGGCAGGTGGACAGGCAAGCGCTAGCGCAAGAACTGCTATACGGAGGTAACTATGGCACCGCGGAAAAAGAAACCACAGCGCACACGTAAACCGCGTACTGTAGCAAATGAAGAATATACAGAGTTAGAAATGTATTGCATCTGGCTTAATGAATACTATAAGTCTTTACTTAAAGCAGGATTTAGCAGCGAGTTAGCATTAAGTTTTGTAATGGAAAAATCTTCTTACCCAAGTTGGGTAGCGTATAAAGCGCCTAGCGAAGAAGAATTAAAAAAATATCTAGATGAAGAGGACGAAGACTAGTGGCAATTAGAGAAGAAGTTTCTGGCATTGGGTCTATGTCTAAGCGAACAGATTTAAATGTTTCTAAGCAACCTGCTAGATATATTTCTGGTATGCCGTATGGACAAGGTCAGGCTACCTATGAGCAGCAAACTGCTGCTCCTATGGCAGTTAACCCATTAGCAGAGGTAGCATCTGAAGTAACACCTATTACTGCTGCAACCCAAAGAGCAGATGAACCTGTTACTGCTGGTATTGATATGGGTGCAGGTCCTGGTTCTGAAGTATTACCTCCTATGCCTATGAAGCCAACTGTTTCTTTAGTAGATACATTTAAACAACTTTCTAGTTTTGACCCTAGTGGAGATGCTGAGTTAATTTACAGACGTCTTGTTGACGAAGGATACTAATGGCTTACAAAGTAAACTTTTCAGTTGCTGAAGTAAGTCCAAATGTTTTTGCTGCTGCTGAGCAGGCTAATCTAAACAGCACTCAAATAACACAATTAGACCAGTTTGCTCGTACTGTAAAATTAAATAAAACTCTTTTGAGAAAACCTTTAGAGATTGCTCGGCAAGACTTTAACAAATTAGATAATCAAGTTAAAGAAATGTTAGAGTTTTTATATCCAGATGCTGACTACGCAAAAGAAGACCCTAATGTTACTGACAGAGTATTAGGTTTTGGTAAAGGTGCTTTAAAATTTGCTGCTACTCCATTAACTTCTTTTTTTAAAGCCGCTGGCGCTTATGGCAGAACAATTAATCTTCCTTACCTTGTTGGTCGTCAAGTTGCCCAAGGAGAAAATTTATTTAGCACTAACGTTCTTACAGATGCTTGGGATGGACGAAAAGTTTTTGATGAAGGCGCTTTAGACCAGGCTGTAAAAGATTTTGGCAAAGAAGATGTTGATGTCGCTAAAGGTCTTCTTATGGGTATGAAGCCTGGAGAAATTGTAGAAAGCCAAGGTCAATTAACTGAAAAATTTTTAGATTCTTTTTCTAGAGCGTTTAATGATGATGCGTCATTTAAACAAGTATTAGATGCTGTTAAGTATGCACAGGTTTCACCTGGGCGTGATATAGCACGCATTATGAATAAACCAAGCAAAAAAACCCCTGACTATATAAGCAGTCAAACTAAAGATGTATCAGGGTTTATAGATTTTATGTATCAAATTGTTATTGACCCTTTGACTTATTTAACTTTCGGTATGGGCAAGATAGCACCATTTTTAGCCAGCAAAGGTTGGGCTGATATAAACATTGGTGACAGGTTAGCAAAAAATATTAAAGCAGAGGGTGGTCTTGGTGTTCAAAAAACTTTTGCTCAGTCACCATTATTACGTCAGCATTGGGATGAAGAAATAGGTCCTAGAATTAAAGAATTGTCCTTGGCTAAAGGAACAGAAGAAAAGTCTAAAATAATTCGTGGAATATACCAAGACTTTCCTGGTCACGCTAATATGAAGTGGATTAAACTTTTAGAAAGAAATGAAGTTTTTGATAGCAACTCAGCAGTAAATTATTTTGCACGAGATGTAGATGCTACTTTTAATTTAATTGCTGGCAGAGTAGACGGAGTTCAATACTTTAGGACTGGTGTAGTTACTGCCAGAAATCAAAGAAAATTAGATTTTGGATTAGGTCGCTATATAGATTCTCAATTAAATCCAGCAATTCCTATACTTGAAATTAAGAAAAAAGGTCAGAATGTATGGGACATATTAACAAAATATGGCGATGAAACAGGAAACTTTGTAAGTCCTCAAGTTGCTGAAATACAAAAGTTTAGCGAAGGTTTATCTAGAAAAGAAAAACTTGGAAGACTTTTTAAGAAAAACCCTATGGGTCGTTCTATTAAAATTGGCGATGATGCAGTAGATACTGCTGACAATTTTAGAGACACAGCACTACAAGTATTGCCAAGAGACCTTGCTGATTTTTTAACAGTTAAATTTGTTAACGCTGATGCTGCTGACCAAGTCCAAGTATTACGTAGCCTTTACTATGCAATTATGCAAAAGTATGGCGTTGATGGTCACGCCAGAGGCAAAGAAATTATTGAGAAAGAACTACAATCTCATTTTGGTTCTGCAAAAGGAACTGGTGTTGTAGAAGATATTAAAGTTCCATTGCACTTAAAAAATGTAGTTGGAGGCACAGGGCTTAAAGTATTGCCAGAAGGTATTTTTTATGAGTCATCTGGTGTTATTCACCCATTCCAAGAGGCTAATGCAATTGGAAGTCTTGACTATATGTTGC